GAACATAGAGCCTAGTCCTAGCTGATAAAACATATTCAGCGAGGGTTCGGTGCAAATGGAACGCATCGTTTCCCTTGATTTAGGCACAAACGACAAACTAGAACCGTCCACTAGAACTGGAACTCCATATTGGGCTTGGCGTAAATCTAGCGCCTCACACCAACGAACGTCCAGTCTAGCCCGCGCATCGAAATGGCGGCACAAGAATTCACTGGTAGAAGAACCCCGACACGAAAAGTCTTTCGTATAAGAGTCACATCCCCCTGTCAAAAGGGATGCTCCAGGACCATGACGACCTCTATCAAAGATCTCATCATAATCATAGACGGTCTCCGATGATGGATAAAGTGCCTGATGAAGGACCTTACGGAACTCACCAAACAACATATCATCCCAGCTCTGTAGCCGGGACCGATCACGGAAGACACCACCAGTAATGGTATCAAAGTTGGCGCATCGATCATTCATGCGCTTGAACTTGGACCAACTGTTAGCCTCAGCATTGTCATCAATCATTTCTACATATTTCTTGTAGAACGACGTGACCAGACTGCGGGCAGCGGCCTCGAACCTATTCCCCGACTCAGCTACCGGTCCGCACGCTTCTTCAGCGTGAAGTGACAGTAGCGTCGTATGCCGGAGATAGGGCGATACATCTTGGAGAACGTGGGAGAAAAGAGCGTCAGGCGAAATTGCCATAAAGCAAACTCCACAATCAACGTGATATGCAAGTGAGGTAACATAGTCACCTCCCTACACGAAAAGGGCCGATATAATCAGACCCTAGTGTCATCAACTGGACGGGCATTCGCCCTAGAGAATACCGTTGATCACGGTATCTCCCCAGTTGTCGTCGTACTGTTTGAAACAGCCGCCGTGGGCCGACATGGCCGCTTTCACGTTGGGCGCGTCATTCAACTCTGCGCCTGCAGGGATACTGACCGTAGTTTCGATCAGCATCGTTTGTGGATTCTGCCCCACAACAGCGATCACACCCTTTCGGGTGCGAAGGACATGTTTATTCCTTGGGACAGATGGCAGAACACCACTTGCGGAAAGGGTCACAGGACCCTTATAAACAGCCGGCCGCTCGAAAGTGAGCGTAAAAGGATCCGACGGCAAGTGGTACCTGATACCCGCAGCGGTACCGGAAGTCAGACCAGTCAAAGCTACTTGCTTAGAACTGGAGTTTGGCGGAGTGTCGGCAGAAGCCGTAAAGACCGGGCTAGTGAAGCCCGTCGCATCCGCACCGGTAATTGTCGCGGCGAATGTAATTGCCATGATGAAAACCTCGAAAGTTTGAAAGGGTTTAAATACCCATAAGGAGGCTGATAGCCAATATAATCCTGCAGATTACAGGACCCTTAAAGAGGCCAGAGCAGCGATGTTGACGCCTTGCCCAAACGACGGGAGCTTGACTACCAATGAAGGTAAGCCAAGTGATCCACCGTCCCGGCTAAACGTTACATCCTTCCAAATGGAACTACAAGGGTTGAAGCTGTACCCCACACAGGGGGAACCAAAGACTGTCTGTGGACGAGCTGGGCAACACACAAGCTCCGTATAGCCCTCAGTCCTAGCGGACCGAGAATGCCATGCGACGTCTGCTTGCGCAAAGCTCAAACAGTCAATTATGTCGTTAACATTGACAAAGTAGTCAAGGATAAACGAATAAGGAATTAAGTTATAAGCAGTAGCGACATGGTCGCGTAGCCTAAACCCCAGGCCCTCTGTTAAAGGAGGAACTGGCCCTACAGATCGCACAGAGACTGCACCGACTATCTTAGCTGAGCACCGGACGGCCCTGGTTCTAGTGAACCTAAAAGGGATATCATATGTGGCAGCAGGAGCAGAGGTACAGGAAATCTGTTTCTCATCTTTCGCAAAAGCCCTAACTCTAACGAGCTGAGGCAAATCACGGAGACGTAAGCAAAGTTTGTAGGCACCCTCAATATCAGCGAGTAGAGGTCTAACACCAAACTGGAAGGAGAGATATTCTTCGGTAATCATACGCGGTATTTGCCGCGGAGATAGATACCGAGACCTCCCACGCGCAGCGTGGACATACTCATAGATAGCGTTGTTGAACGCCTTGAGGGG